TTATTCGTAAATGAAGGTCAAAACATTAGTTGGGAGATAGTCAGACACCTCTTTGTTAGAACCAGAAAGACTATTTTTATTGACTTCAATCCTACTAGGGAGTTCTGGGCACATATTGAACTAAAGAACGATCCCAAAACACTTTGGATACACTCAACCTACTTAGACAATCCATTCCTCACACCAGAACAGATTGCAGAGATTGAACGAAACAAAACCAATAAGACTTGGTGGAAGATTTACGGAGAGGGTATTATTGCCGAGAGTGAGGGATCAATATACAAAGACTGGCAGATTATTGATGAGATACCACACGAAGCTAGACTAGAGAGATATGGGGTCGATTTTGGGTATACTAATGACCCCACAGCTATAGTAGCGGTTTATAAATATAACGGAGGTTTAATCCTAGATGAAATTACCTATCAAAAAGGATTACTTAATTCACAGATAGCCGACATTCTAAAGAATCAAACACAAGCGTTAATAGTTGCAGACTCAGCAGAACCTAAATCAATAGATGAGATTAAGTCTTACGGAGTATCTATTTTACCAAGTAACAAAGGGCAAGGTTCAGTCAATCAGGGTATTCAGAAAGTACAAGCTCAGAGAGTAAGCGTTACTAAACGAAGCACTAACGTCATTAAGGAATATCGAAACTATTTATGGGAAACCGATAAAGAGGGAAACATTATCAACGTACCAAGTCCAGTATTCAATCACAGTATGGATGCTCTTAGATACGCAGTAGAGAGTCTAAATCCAGAGCAGACAATATATAGAACGTATAATTCAAAGAAATGGGGGATAGGCTAATGCCTAACAAGCCAGCCCACAAAGATGATCCATTCAAAGGTATTAAATCAGGCTCATGGACTAAGTGGGGAGGAGCACGAAGAGGACTCATTCACTCACAAGCTGAGGAGTTGTGGAGTTGTCAATTATGTGGAGAACAGCAACCAATGAGTTTAGCAGGATTCTTTATCGAGGATGAAGTATGTGGAGAACATCTTAAGGTATGTGCATTGTGTTTTTCTAAGGCAAGACAAACAAACTATTCATTTAGGAGGACTTTAATTCAGGTTAGAGGTGTAGATACTAAAGTAATTGATGAGGAGATAGCCAACTTGCTAACCGCTTGGAAGATACGTTAAAAGCGTTAGTATGAAGAAAAATGACGTACTCAATGAAGTGCTTGAACATTACCACGATTGGAACGAAGATAACGAGCGAAGAAGAAACCGAGAACATGGTTGGAACGAGATCATCGACGCTTACAATGGTCAATTTCCCGATGACTGGCCGTATTTATCACAAGTATGTGATCCAAGAGTGAGAACTGTTTTATTAGAAAAGAAAGCTAGACTTACTAATTCTAAATTAAGGGGAAGGTTAGCACCTAGAGAAGGTGGAGATATTCTCAAAGCTAGGTTAAACAATACTTTACTTGATTTTCAATGGGATAGTGCAATTGATGGCGGAACGATGAACGCCAAAATTGGAGAGATGGATTTAGATTCCAGAATGTTTTCATCCTCATATGGTTATGTGGGTTGGAAGTATGAAACTGATAAGGATGGTAAGGTTATTTTCAATGGTAATGAACTTACTCCCCTTGATCCTAATAATAGTGGATTAGATCCCAACTGCAATCATATTAGAAACGCTAATTGGTTTCAGATGAGAGAGTACAAATTGTGGACAGATTTGGAAGAGGAAAATGAGTTTCCTGGTGAGCCTAAATATAAAGGTTTACCTGATCTAATGGCTTTAATCAATAAAGAGAAGTCACAGAACCAAAGACAGAGTGATTACCAACCGAGAAATCTTACTATCAAAGGATTAGAGGATAGAGTTGGGTACGACAAATCTTTTCCAGTGATCGAGATTGTTACCGAGTTTAGAAAAGATAGATGGATTACCTTCTCTCCTAAATACAGAGTGATTTTACGTGATATTAAGAATCCATACAAACACCGAAGCATCCCAATTATTCAATTAAGATACTATCCGCTCCTCAATGATCCGTGGGGTGAGAGTGAGGTAGAAGCCGTATTGCCTCTATTCTGGGCTATTCAGGCTACTTTATGTGGGTATTTGGATACGATGAACATCCACATGAGACCACCACTTAAAGTAATTGAGGGTCAAGCGAGAATGGAAACAATTGAATGGGGACCTGAAGCTACTTGGATGATGAATTCCCAAGATGCCGTTATGGAACATAGTGGTACGGGTGAAGCACTTAAATACTTTCAAACCACTTACTCCTCACTTGTTTCAGCGTTCAATTCAGCCATGGGAGAACTCTCACAGGGAGTATCGGGTCTTGATCCCTTCAATCCTGATAAGACTGCTACTGAGGTTAAGCAAACAGTTAAACAACAAAACGCTCGTGATGAATCTAATCAATCTGTACTCTCAGACATGATTTCAGACATGATGAGAATGTGGATGAGCAACAACCAACAGTTCTTATTCGCAGATCCGGACATGAAGGAGTACATCTTACGAATTGTTGGTAGTGAGCAGTTCGAATACTTCAAACGTTCTGGACTTGATGAGATGGATATTCCTGATGAGTCAATGGAATCTATTGCTGAGATTATCGCTCTTAAGGATGGGAATATAGATGAAACAGAAATGCAATCATTGGTTGAGGCGGCACAAGTGCCCTTGCATCCAGTGGTAGAGAATCCTGATGAGAAGAATCTATCTAAACAAAACATCAAGCCAAAAATGAGACTATCTGAGATGGGCGATAGTGCAGAACTCTCACTGGTTCCTGATGACTTGGCTGGATCTTACGACTATATCGCAGATGTTAAGTCTATGAGCATGGGAGCGTTTCAAGAACAACTTCAAGCATTGAATAGAACATTTGAAATTATGACTAATCAAACAGTATTAACATTATTACAAAGTGAAGGGGTAACACCAAATGTCAAAGACCTCGTCTCAGATATCCTCGAACGCTCAGGGCTTAGAGACACAGAGCGTTATTTTAAGCAAGTTGAGGCAAGCACAGGCGTTCAACCGAATATGGCACAGCCAGGACTTCCAGGAGCACCTACTGCCTTACCTCAAGGTGGAGAACAAATGGCTGGACCCTCGCAAGTTCCCCAACCAGGAGGCGTTCCAATGGGCGTACCAGGAGTCATGGGGTAGAGCACAAGCCTTTAATGAGTTGATTAAATTATTACAAGAGGCTGAGGTTACCGAAAGGAAAATTGGTGAGCAATACCACAAGCGACAAACCAACTACAAAATTGGATCCACTACCGAAACAGCTTGACGGAGAACACGAAGAGGTAGAACTTGAGTTTGTTAAATGCAAGCATGAGTTAAAAGCTGTCTCGACTACAGAGGTTCAATGTAAGAAGTGTAGAGCTGGATGGACTGGTATAGGAGTTACGAAATTATTAAATATTTGACAACCGCTTTTCATATTTACTATAAGCCATACTTAGCCGAGACTGATTCTCAGTCGATAAACCGAGAACTTAAACTAATGGCAAAAGAAGGAGTCTCATGTCTGATGAGAACCAAGAGCAAGTGACTCAAGCAACAGAGTCTACAGAGGTAGAAGTTCAGCCCGAGGTGGATGCTCAACCCGAAGAACAACAAGAAGGTCTGCCAGAAGATGTCTCTGAGAGAACCAAACGAGAGTTTGAGAAACTTAAGAAACATAATGCAGAACTCGCAAAGAAACTAGCAGAAAAGGAGGAAACTCCCCGACCAAGCCTTCTTGAAGCCTATCAACCACAGCCGACTATGGCTATGCCACAGTACGCTCCAGTTGCACCTAACCTACCTCAGACTAGGGTAGAGGAGATAACCAAACAATTGTGGGATGAAGAAGGCACGATAGATGGTAATGAGTTACAGCGCCGCCTTGCCTTGGCTGAACAAGCCGAGATAAGAGCTAGACAGGCAGAAAGTAAAGCTCAGTCTGCTCTGGAACGTATAGCACGATATGAAGCCGATGGGCAGAAGAAAATGCTACACGAAAAGTTTCCAGAGTTAGATCCCTCAAGGACAGATGTGTTCAATGAGGAAGCATACGAATTAGTTCGTAAAGAGTTGGTAGACCAGCTCTGGCAGAAGGGAACGCAAGATCCATTAGAAGCCGCTGAGAAAATGAGTAAATACTGGAAGCCTAAAGAAGTTTCTCCACAGCAGAGGGAGACACTTCAAGAACGCCAAGCCGTCATCTCTAAACCTGCATCAGGCAAAGCCAGTTCTGGGGCTACTAAAGATTACGAGGAATTACGCAAGCAATCACTCTATTCAAAAGAAGCCATGGAAGAACGCATCCGCAGATCTGGAATATAAAGTTGCGTTAGTTAATAAAGGAATATATGGCAATTGGTGTCAGTTCATACAGTGCTGGCGATCAATTGGATAGTGTTCTGTCGATACTCAAAGATGTTAGCCCAAACGTAGACAACTACTTTGTAACTAACCTGAAAGTATCAGCTCCAGCTACCAACACACTTCATGAGCATCCAGTGTACAACACTGCACGCCCAACAAGTGTCACGATGGTAATTGAAGGTGCAGACGCTACTATCCAAGATCTCAACACTACCACACGAGCCAATAACAGAATTGGTATCGTTGACGAAGTCGTACAAGTTACATCTACCGATATGGGTATTTCTACCCTTACTGGTGAAGATCAGATGTCATTCCAGAAGCGTGAAGGTCTCACAAGACTTAAAGCTAAAATGGAATGGTTAACGGTCAATGGTGTATTAGCCGCTGGTTCATCTGGAGTAGCAGCTCAAATGGCAGGTATCGAGCGTTGTATTTCAACACTCATTACTGCTCGAGCTTCAGGTACTTCATTCACTGAAACAGAGCTAAACGATATGGTCCAAGACTCATGGGATAACGTGGGTGCGGCTTATGTCGGAGATATGTTACTTTGTCCAGTTGTGATTAAGAGACGTGTTAGCACGTTCACATCTAACTTGACTCGTAACATTGATGCATCTGCGAAGAAACTCGACAAAGAGATTCGTGTATATGACTCTGAAGTCGGACAGACTGTGGCTATCATCCCTCATAAAGATGTTAGAACCACTGCTGGATCGTTAGCAGTCATGTTACTCAGAGAAGAACTGTACTCTCACAGCTTCCTAGCTAAAGAAGGCGAACCTAAATGGGTTCCTCTTGCTCGCACAGGACACGCTGAAAAAGGAATGTATCAGGCACAGTTTACTGTGAACTCATTCGCTCAGAGAGCTTCGGTCCGAAGAACTGGATACAACTCTGGTCTATAAGATTAGTCTGTATCAAGAGCCAATCAGCCCCCTTCGGGGGGCTTTTTGGTTGACAACCGCTTTTTAGTTTCTTTATAAGACGGACAGCATGGAAAATATCAGAATTGAGAATGAAGATTATGAAGTTGTGAGTGACGAGGCGAGGATGTTAACAGTCCACCTCGTTGATTTATATAAGAGACTTGGTTTACCCAAAGATTTAAGTGTTAATGACATGACTCCCGTTGCGTGGAAGTTTATTGAAAGAGTTGTGATGCTCTGGAAACAGTTCTTCCCCTATGAATACTACGACTGGGTTACTGGAATGGCAAACGAACTTAAGTATGAAAGACCAATCAAATTAGCTATTAAAAGTGGTGGGTATGTGCCCATTTCCTATCCAATGAGACTCTATAGATTGTTTGGAGTGTTTTTCCCCTCACTTAAGTTGCAGGATAAGAAGTTTATCAAGAAGTTTCTAAGAGTAGTACCAGAGTTTAAGAATACCAACTACCGAATATGACAACTAAAGACGTAGGACTCATTACCGCACTTCATACCTTAGGAATTAAGGAGACTTCTATTGATGATTCCAATACAAGAGAGATCTACTTTACTTTTGAAGGTGAGGAAGCAGTTAAAGTCGCAGAAGAGTTTTACGCAGACTCACTAATGGTGTCGGCACTCTCATATCATCAATCATTTAAGAAATTAAAAACACATATTCATTATTTGAAAGACAAAAATGAAACTGAGGGCTACTTTTATCGTTAAAGACGATAGCGAACTATTAGATTTTAAGGAAGCGGTTGAATCTGTTAAACCATTTGTGGATTCGTGGCACGTAGTAGCCAATGGTAAGAAAACAGCCGATATTGAGGGTTACGTAAGGTTACAAGGCGGAGATTATCACTATTTACCATGGGAAAAAGACTTCTCTAAGCAAAGAAACTACATTCTAAGCAAATTACCACACGACACTGATTATTATTTTTGGATGGACAGTGACGATATCTTAATTGGTGGTGATAACTTACGAGACATAGCTCAATTAGGACTCGAAACTAAGAAGGATATTATTTTCTTCGAATACTGGTATGGATGTACGTTTGAAGGTAAGCCATCGGCTAAAACTTTTAAGAAAGTAGATATTACGCATTTTAGAGAGCGGTTACTTAAACCAGGCACACATACTTGGAAGGGAAGACTGCACGAAACGCCAGTTCCAGCCGAAAACATTAAAGATTCTTACACTAAGGTTGCTTACAAGGATTTTCCCATAGCCATCATGCATAAAAAGACTATGGATGGTGCTTTAGAAACAATGACCCGTAACCAAGAAATCTTGGAAGATCAGTTAAAAGAAGAGCGAGAAAATGGAGAAGCAGATCCAAGAACACTACTTTACTTGATGAAGATTTACTCAGAATTGAAAGAACCTGAGTATTGGAAGAGTTGTCTGTCCATGGGCGAAGAGTATCTTAAGAAAAGTGGATGGGATGAGGAGAGGGGTACGTGTTGTGACTTGATGGCTATTTGTCATTCTAAGATGGGGGATTACTTAGAGACGATTAAATTACTTCACGATGCTATCAGGGAGTTTCCACACTACCCACTTTTGTACCTGAGACTAGCCATGGCTTACTTAAATGTAGGTAAGAACCGAGAAGCCGAACATTGGCTGAATATTGGAGTACAGCTTCCTCTTGATAAGAGAACGGCAGGAATTACTAACATTCAAGAGATGAAAATACTTTCGGCTCAAGTCTTACTTAAATTGAAGTATCAAGCAAAAGAGTTTGATGGGGCATTGACCGCTGCAGAGATCCTAGCCAAAGAACAACCAAGCGAAACCAACGAACAACAGTATTACTTTATTGAGGACATCGTAGAACTAAACAACGCTTGTAAGAAGACTGATGAGTTATTCAGATATTTAGATTCAATCGGGGATACTACTTCTATAGTCAAGGCACTTAACATACTCCCACTGGGTATTACCTCTCAACCATTTGCAATTAAGTGGAGGCAGAGAGTAACACCTCCTAGAGTATGGGAAGATAACGAGATTTGTTACTTTGCTAACTTTGGTGGTCCACACTTTGAAAAGTGGGATGCTAACTCACTCAAGAGTGGTATTGGTGGATCTGAAACGGCGGTAATTGAGCTATCAAAGGAGTGGGCTAAGCAAGGCTATAAGGTAACTATCTATGGAGATCCAGATCAGCCTAAAGAACTAGATGGAGTTACTTACTTACCATGGTATTACTTCAATTCCTCAGACTATTTCAATATTTTCATTCAATGGCGGTCTACAGGATTATCTAATGTTATTAAGTGTAAAAAGTATCTCGTAGATATGCATGATTTATTCAATGAAGCCAATCTTAAAGATTACGAGTCGAGTACGGATGCGTTTATGTTTAAGAGTCAGCATCATGCTTCACTCGCACCTAAATTAAATAAAAAATATGTAGTCTCGAATGGGATTAGAGTATGAAACAACACAATTTATATTGGGGGAGTAGTTACGACAGGGGACTAGATATTCTTTTGTATATGTGGGCGGATATTCTCAAAGAATACCCCGATGCACAACTTCACGTATGTTATGGATGGGATTTGTTTCTTAAAGTAGCGTCCGACAACCCCGAGAGGATGCAGTGGCATCAAACAGTCAGTAAATTACTCGAGCAAAAAGGCGTTACTCATTACGGAAGAGTAGGTAAGGATAAATTAAAAGAAATTAGAAGTAATTGCGGTATATGGGCATATCCTACCTATTTTGAGGAGATTAACTGTATTACAGCTTTAGAGTGTCAGAACCAAGGCCTTGTACCAGTGACTATGACGTTCGGAGCACTTAAAGAAACCGCCAAACAAGGGATCTTAATTGAGGGAGATATTAAACGAGTAGCAGTCTGCAACGAGTTTAAGAAACAACTACTTAACTTAATGGGAGATAAGAAACGCTGGAAAGAACTGAGCTATAAGTGTGAGAAGTTTGCTCGTAAGTACGACTGGAATAAGATCTCAAGGGAGTGGGATTTTACTCCTGTTCTTCCTACTTCAAAGTTAACAATTTACACACCAACAGTCAGAGAGGGATTCTGGAACTTAATGGCTGATAACCTCTCGAAACAAACCTATCAGAACTTTGAATGGTTGATAGTTGACGATCACAGGGATGATAGGTCAGAAGTTGCAAAGAAGTACGCCAAACTCTACAACTTAGATATTAAGTACGTCAGGGGAGAAAAGCCGAAGGTAAAGCGAAACTACGGACTCTCTAACGCTAATAACACGGCTATTAGAAACGCATCTGGAGATCTATTTATAGCTTTGCAGGATTTTATTCTCTTACAACCTACAGCCCTTGAAGAGTTGGCCAGAGAGAGTGAGAGACATCCTGGGGATTTAATTGCACCAGTAGATGTTTACTACAAACCCAATGTAAAACCAGATACATCAAATAAAGAAGATTGGTTCAATGGTAAGACTGATATTGTTGGTGAGTACATGAGAAAAAACATTAGGGTACAAGGCAAAGGACTGAGAAAAACAGATAATCCTTATGATTTTGAGTTAAATATTGGTGCTATCCCTATGTCTACGCTTAGAGAATTAAATGGATTCTGGGAGTTTATGGGTGATGCCCTAGGTTACGACAATACTGAGATTGCGTGGAGAGCTATGAAGTTAGGTCACAAAGTCTGGATAGATGAGTGGAATGTTGCCGTCTGTATAGATCATTGGGAAGTAGTCGGTAATAAAGAGGGTGGACTTAATAGAACAAGATTACTTAACGATCCTCGTTATTACTGGCTAATCACTAATACTGAAAGTGGAAAGCTACCAGTCGTAAGGACCCAAGAGCTAGACAATTCTATTTCACTTAAATACGAGATACCAGAGGAGGTGACTGATGATGAGTGTAAAGATTGGATTCGTGACAACTATAAACAGATAGTAGAGAAATGGTAATTAAGACTAACAAACCACAAGCATTAGGCATTGAAGCAAGTTCAGCCTACTGGATTTGGAAGGCTATTGGTGACTTAGGACATACCGCTCTATGTGCAGAGGATACTGAAAGACCTGATTTAGTGTTAAACATTGACGGACACGCACCAATAGGAAAAGAGCATGGTGTACCTTACTTTTTGTGGGATTGTGATAGCTTCTTGAAGGCTGGTATCTATGAAACAGATTATAACCAAATATTTATTGGTGGAGCACCAGAGGATTTAGTTAAATATCCCAAAGGTACAGTATTTCTACCCCATGCGTTCGATCCAGATGTGCACAAGCCACTAGATAATGAAAAGGGATGCGACATCGTATTTGCTGGATCAATGAAGTCAATCTACGAAGAACGAAAAAGACTATGCAACCTCTTAAGTCAGCACTTTGGAGTTATAGCTATAGAACCAGGTTTGGGTGATGAATATAACGGAGCATTGAATCATGGCAGGATTATCTTCAATCGTTCTTTGGGAGAAAAGAACATCCCTATGAGGTTTTTTGAGGGCATGGCTGTGGGATCGTTACTTCACAACGATACTGGTAATTTAGAACCCTATGGAATCCCTCACAAACACTTCATTCCCTATACAGACGATGAGAGTTTAATCTCAGTTGCTAGAGAATATCTCAACGATGAACCAAGGCTTGAAAAGTTACGAAAGACAGCCAGAAAACACGCATTAGAGAACCACACATACAAACACAGAGTAGAAACTATTTTAAGGTATTTATGAAGGTACTAATCACAGGACACGAAGGTTTAGTTGGATCTAATCTAATTAAAAGGTTGGAAGGAAATGAGATTCTAGGTATGTCTCTTGAGAATGGCTACGATCTAAGAGATGAAAAGATGGTGGATCAAGTTATTGGTGAGTTTAATCCAGACGTAGTTTACCATTTGGCGGCTTACGCTGCTGAAGCTATGGGTCAAGTCTCTCCAGTGGATATGACTCAAAGGAATGTAGGAATCTTTGTTAATGTACTCAAGGCGTCAATCAATGCAGGAGTTAAGAAGTTTATCTACACTTCAAGCGTAGCAGTATACGGAGAGGCGACTGTTCCCTATAGAGAAGATGGTCCTACCATCCCCAAAGACGTGTATGGAGTCAACAAGTTAGCTAGTGAGCAGATATTAAAGATAATGGCTAAGGTTTATGGATTCGAGTACGTGATTTTCAGACCACACAACATTTATGGACCAGGACAAAAGATGGATGATCCTTATAAGAATGTAGTAGCACTCTTCATGAGGAAACTTCTTGAGAGAGATCCTTATATTCTCTTCGGAGAGGGTAAAATGGAGCGTGCTTTTTCCTATGTAGATGACGTGGTTGATGTGCTTTACCAAGGACTTAACTTATCAAACGTCACTATGAACGTAGGATCAGATAAGGCAGTTTCTATTAAATATCTATCCGACTTACTTCAGGAAATTACGGGACTATCAGTACCTATTGAAATGAAGCCGTCAAGACCTCAGGAGATATCAATGTTCTTAGCAGATCACTCTCTTCAGAGTTCGCTAGTTAAGTACAAAGAAACCGACCTACGAGATGGACTTGAAAGAACGTGGGCGTGGGTAAAAAAAAACAAACTAGAGCCAGTAATTGTTAATGTAAAGGAGATCAATGTTCAGACCAAAAATTGACCGAGTGGAGTATGGTGGTGCCCTCATCGGGATAGAAGAAGTTAAAGCCGTAATGGATGTGATGTTGTCTCAGGGTGGGAAACGGTGGACCGTTGGTGAGAACAGCGTAGCACTAGAGAGAGAATTAGCAGAAAAAACAGGTGTTAGGCGAGCTATAGTAGTCAATTCTGGTTCTTCTGCTCTCTTGGTGGCTCTTACTGCGTTACATTTACCTAAAGGTTCAAAAGTCATTATTCCTGCGGTAAACTTTCCTACAGCATTTAATGCAATCTTACAGTGTGGGTTAGTTCCTTACGTAGTTGACGTTGATCTAAGAACACTTAATTTAGATTTAGAAGAAGTTAAAAAAGCAATTCAGTTTGAAAAGATTGATGCTGTTATAGCGGTTAACGTGGCTTCTAATCCAGTAGACTTAGTATCATTAAGAGAAATAGTTGGAAGCACCAAGATAATTCTCGATAATTGCGATGGGTATGGAACTCTAGTAAATGGTAAGTTTGCAGAGACGTATGCAGATATATCGTGTGTTTCTTTTCATGCAGCGCACATCATTACAACTGGCGAGGGCGGAGCAATCTTTACCAATGATGAGGAGCTGGCAGATAGGTGTCTCAAACTCAGAGAGTGGGGACGTGCATCTGGAACTGATGAGATTTATCGCTATCCAGGGTTTCCAGAGGATTATAGATCAAGATACGTCTATGAAGAAATTGGTTTTAATATGAAGCCTCTTGAATTGCAGTGTGCCATGGGAAGAGTACAGCTTAAAAAATTAGAAGGATTTAGAGAAGCCAGGCTCAGAAATGAGAAGTTAATGAGAGAAGTTTTCAGTAAGTATAAAGACTTTACCCTAATTGAGAGTCCACAAAATGCAGATGTATGTTGGTTTTCTTTTCCGCTTCTTTGTACTGGAATCAAGCGGAAGTTAGTCATGGATACACTTGAGAAGAATAACATCGAGTGTAGAACTATTTTTTCAGGGAATGTACTGAGGCATCCAGCGTATAAAGATATTCACTACGTTTCTCATGGAGAAATGAAAAACGCAGACATAGTAATGAGGGATGGGATGTTTTTATCAGTCCATCCTTCGATCACCAAAGAAATGATTGACTTTATTGATGAAGTAGTAGGGTCATTATTCAGGAGACCACTAACATCTCAAGAATTATTGGAGGCAGAATGATAGTTTATTACCGAATGTGCGGTATACCATCGACTAATCCAAGTCCTTACTCACAGGATAATAAGTTTAAGCTAAATGAACTATGTTTGAAGTCATTTATAAACGCATATTCTGCGGTAAATCCTAAAGTTATATTTTTGTGTGACTACTGCTCTGAAGAGTACAAAGAGTTGCTTAAGATAGTGCCGTTTGAATATGAAGCCCATTTTATGTCATTAGGCATCAATCACACCTGTTTAATGCAGTACGATTTGGCTCAAGAGGTAGACGATATTATCCTTTTTCAGGAGTGCGATTACCTTTATAGAGACAACACTGGTAAACAAATGGTAGATGCCATCGAACACCTGGGAATAGTGAGTCCGTACAACCATCTTAACTTCTATTTAGATAGGTCAATTCACAGTAATATGTGTCAGGTAGAGTTAGTGGGCGGAGAGATTTACAGAAGTGTTGAGAGAAACACAATGACATTCGGGGTAACTTCGGATATTTTCAAAGATCACTATGAAACTTTTGAACGATATGGATATTTAGATAACCAAGTCTGGTTAGATCTAAATGATTTAGGTCATAAACTTTTCGTACCCATTCCGAGTATTGCAACTCACATGGTAAAAGACTATCTAGCGCCACAGGTGGATTGGAGTGAAATATGGAAATCTCTGTCGTAGTTCTTACTTACCCTAGAAAACCAGAGCATTTAGAAATGCTGGATGAGTGTATGGAAGCTATTTTTGAACACTCTAAAGGGGCTGAAATCGTCTTAATAGATAACCATGCGCCTCTTGATACATCAAGATATAAAGACAAAGTAGATCAGTACGTCAGGATGGAAAGTAATACGGGTTGTGCAGGAGGTTGGAATAAAGGACTTGAGATTGCTAGGGGCAAATACATCGCAGTAGTTAGTGATGATGTGGTGGTAAAAGAAGGCTATTTGGAAGCCATGATAGAAGCATTAGAGACTATCCCAAATGCTTTAGTTTCAGCTCCAGCAGTTGAAAAACTACCTAATGGTATGGGTTTCTTTGGTATTCAAGAAAGTAGAAATTGGTTTCCAGGGTCTTGTTTTATGGTTACTCAGGAAACACTTAAGAAAGTAGGATATTTTGATACTCAGTTTGTTCCCTTTAATTACGAAGATGTAGACTACTGGACTAGAGTATATAAAGCAGGTGGAGTGTTAACGAGGAATTATTCAGTGGAGGTGGAACACAAAGAGGGTCAGGTCATACATTCGATTGAGGATAATGGAGAAGTTGATAGTGAGAATAGGAAGAAATACTTAAAAAAGTGGGGTTTTGATCCTACGCCCATTTTTTATGGACACACCTATGCTAACTTTCCGTGGGAGGGTTGCTAACCGCTTTCTCTTATCTGTAAAAGAGAGGTTATGAAAACCCTCTCAGATATTCTAATTGACGTTAATTCATATATTGATCTAGCCGCCGAACTTCCCACTGGAGATGATTTGGATGTCAGAATCAACTACGCCAAACAAGCAGTTGACGAGTGGGCTTCTGCTTTCAGATGGAGACAGTTAAAAGGTACTAGTGACTATCTAGCAACTACAGCTAGTATTCCTCTTCCCACTAACTTTAGAGAACTTACCTATGTTCCTCACGTAGGGACAGTGGAGTATCCAGAGATTCAACCAGAGGAAAGACACGCTTACGCCAGTAGGGATAAGTATGTGTATATCTTGGGTGGATTATCTAATTATCATCTAATAGTTAATGGGATAAATGCCACAGACACGATTTCGATTGACTGGCAAAGGTATCCCTCTAATTTTGCTACGCTCTCATCAATTTGTGAAGTTCCAGATCCATCATTTGTTAGGTTAAAGGTTCAATCTCTTGTACTTCAGTCAAGACTAGATGCAAGGTTCCAAACAGTCGATGCAGAAGCGCAGAGAGTCCTCAATAACATGATTGGTAGAGAGATGAATCTACGACCAGGTGGAAGTTCTGGAGTAAAAAGATCTGGTTTAGGACTATGGAGACTTGGTAAACAAAACGGAGTCTAATGCCTCAGATTCTACAAAACAGACCATCATTTAAGCCTGAAAAGGATATTGAAGCGGAGTGGAACTCTTGGAGAAAAGGACTTAATTTACTCTTAAGACCAACCGAACTATCCAGAGAAGAATACTCTACTGGCGATAATATAATGTTGACTGGTTCTGGTGTTCCTACTGGAAGATGGGGAACTTCTTTATATTTCACAGCTAACGCTACTGGAACGATTAGAGCACTTGGAACTTTTAAGAACACCGCTTCACTAACTAATGAGTTGATTTCCTTAACAGATCAGGGATATTTATGTAAGCAAAGTGGTGTCACTTCTATTACTATTCCTGGTGTTTCATATCCTTCGGGGTCAATAGTTAGATCAGAACAACTAGGTGGTAAGACTTACTTTGTCTCAGAGAATCATTCATCAATTCAGTACGATGGAGCAAGTATCTCTATTTTCGCCACTCTAGGAGTTCCGACTGGACTATCAGCAACTAATTATTCTGGTGCTTCTGGTTCGTATTCATATTCGTGGAAAGTTACCGCAGTTAATGACATTGGGGAAACCACTCCATCGACTAACTACGTTCTTTCTGGACTTCCTCAAGATCTTACCTTAACTCAAGTTAGATTGTTCTGGACTGGCGTATCTGGAGCTAGGAATTATCAGATTTATAGAGGTCAAGCAGGAGATGAGACGTTCTTAAATGCTGTAAACGCCTCAACAACTCAATTCGTAGATGAGGGACTAGAACCCTCTATGTTAATTCAGCCACCTCTTACCAACGGCACAGGTGGTCCAAAAAGTGAGTTCGTCATAAAATATAAAGACAGACTTTTAATGGTTGATGCGAGTGATAAAAATAAACTCTTAATTTCAGGGAGGTATCCTAATCAGTTCAAGTTTAATTGGGTTGATGGTGGAGGGTATGTCTATATAGATCCCGACTCAGGTGATGATATTACTGGAATTGCAGTTCAACCAGGATCAGACAGAATTATAGTTTATAAGAACTTCTCTCACTATGCTGTAGAACTTACAACTGTAACGATTGGTAACTTTTTAGTTTTAGATCCAGTTTATGTACCTATCTCTACTTCTACGGGAGCATCGAGTGCCGACACAATCCAAACAGTAGAAAATGATACTTTTTACTTTGGTAGAAAAGGACTGTACGTAACAGGGTATGAACCTAATTTTCTTAATTTAATTAGAACTAACGAAGTCTCAGCAAGAGTCAGACCTTACCTTGCTTTACTTAATGACGATGATTACACCTCAGCTTGTGCATTTTACGTGGATAATAAATATATTTTGTCCTTCCCTAAGAGAAAAGAATGCCTAGTTTACGATAGAGAAAGGGGTGCATTTGTAGGTATTTGGAAAACTCCATTTGGTATTTCTAAGATGCTTAAATACACTGATGGAACTGGTACAGAGAGGTGGGTAGTTGGTTCGTATAACGATAATAAGGTTTACTATTTCTCTTCAGCAGTTAATACGGATAACGGCACAGCTATTCAAAAGATCTTTAGAACTAACAAGGAGATATTTGGTAAGTGGTCACTACTTAAAATAGTTAAATTATTCTATGCTCTACTACGGAGAGTACAAGGTCAAGTAAACGTTTCTTTAATCGCAGAACTAAGAGACGGATCTTCTTCAACAGTCAAATCTTTTACAATCGAAGGTGCAGCTATCACTGGTTCAATGGGTTGGGGTATGAATATGTGGGGTATGGCTCAATGGGGAACTTCAGAGGGAGAAGTCACGATAGCTGGAGATGAATTGACTCGTTACACTCAATTATTCAAACCAGTACGCTTACTTTATGTAGAAGTCTCAACTACCGAGGGAAATGCTAACTTTGAATTGATTGGTTTAAGAATGACCGCCTCGAGTATGGGTGAGGGTAGTCTCTCAAGTGCAAGTCGTGTGTAGGGTAGTTGACAACCGTTTTTCTATTTCTATATAAGACAAAATTAAGTAAAAGGGATTTGTGCGAAACGAGCCTTTTTTGTAAGGTGGGAGAATCGCACAATCCGCCCATCTTACAAAGAGGGCTTTTTACTTGCAGATAGGTTGATTGCAGACCTGTAGCGACTCGTAAGAGTGACCTGCACTAACAGCAACTTACAAGGATTCGTGCTTGTAAGCCAATACGGAAGCAATCTCTTGAAAACCAAACGTGAGAGAGTGTACTGATCTCTAACCTGATGACCTAGGCAGCAACCTAGGAGGGGGTAAAGAGAGAATCAGGTACTCGGGAACGGAGGGACAAGACAGAATAGACAAGGTACGCCTTCCGACTCCGAAGGGGTTATTGGGAAGAAGATTGTCGTCTCTACTTTGCAAACAGTTGCACGCAGTAGTTATTTTCACACTTTATACAGGAGTTAGTGTAATCATGTATTAGGTTTTTATAATGGGATGGGGAAGTAAGCCAATTTATTATTACTTGCTCTTCTAGTTGGTAATCTTTAGCGAGATTTTCCCCCAATTCTGCATAATTATGTTCATTGAATATCTGTTTTGATATATCATCGTTAAAATCACTGTGGTTGAAACTTGATTTAATGTCCTGCAATCTGATTGAGGCATACTTACAGAGTAAGTCGTCTCTAACATATTCTTTCAGTGAAGAGTCTTTTCTCCACTCATTCACTTTTTCCCACAAGTTTTCTTCAGATATCGACCTATTATCAGCAAGAGTAGTTGTATTGACCTCACTGCGAAATAAAAATATTACTGAACATATCACTAGAAAAACAACGAAAACACCAATTAAATCTTTCATTTTTTATATTATAGCAAATAGTTGCATACCGCTTTATAGTTTCTCTATAAGGTGTGTATTATGCCAGTTAGCTATACACCAATCCCGTATCCGCAACCAACTCCTTATCAGAGTCCTTCTCAGGGGGGCAATCCCTATGTATCTCCAGGTATGATAGGAACGTCTATTCCTCAAAGCTGGCAACCTGTTTATGGTCCACAACCACAAGGACAAACTCAATGGAATAGTGGTGCAGTTACCTCTAGTGGTGGTGGGACATCTTATAAAGCTCCTACTAATAGCAATCCAGTTCCGTATAGCGGTGGGAGTGGTGGGCAAGTAGCTGGTTCTTCAGTAGTGAATAACCAAAATAACTCAAATGGTGGTGGCCCTGGCGATAGTAGACTACAACAACTAGAGAAAATGAGTAGAAATCCCGTTCAAGAGCAGGAATATCAAAGTCTTTTATCTCAACTCAATATTCCCTCTGGTCCAAGTGATGAAGAATTAAATACAGCTTATGATCCTATCTTTAATTATCTCAATCAAGCAGAAGCAGGACTCGGTGTAGCGTACAACAACCAAAACGCTCTATACGATCAACAAGCGGCAACTGCTAAGGGTGATCTGGCAGTAAATAAACAAAACACACTAAACACAATCTCTACAGCCAAACAAAAAGCAGGTCAACGCAAGGAAGATGTAATTACTTCTTCAAGAAGAGCGTATGGCGAATTAGCTATGGCTAATAGACAAAGGTTTGGAGGTGCTACTTCGGCAGGTGATGCGGCTTCAGAACTCCAATCTATCGAAATGCAACGATCACTCGCTGGTGCTCAAAGAGGGTTTGAAGATACTATGAGAGAAATCAGTACCAAAGAGGTCGAGGTTGAAAATCTTTACCAAGTGGAGAATAGAAAGATTGACGACTCAATTGTTCAGGCTAAACAAAATGCGTACAGTGAGTTTCAAAATGGACTACTCGAAATTGGTCGCCAAAGAGCAACCACTGCATCTGAAAAAGCCAACAGAAAACTACTTGCATTAGATCAATATAAGAATCAGCTCTTCCAACTACAGGTACAGGAACAACAAAACAGACAGGCATTAGAGAACTGGAAGCAACAGCAAGACTATTCATTGGGTATCTATAAACAACAGCTATCAGCTCAAGGTCAAGGTGCTGGAACAGCCTACAGTAACTACACTCAGAATACGACAACCAATCCGACATCTAATATGACTGTAGGATCACAAAATAGGTCTCAAGTACCTACCTACACTGGATACAAAACCACTGATGAATTACAAGGTTACGCACCTGGTATCTACGATCAAAATAAAAACCAAATTGGATCAGGCTATCAACCAATCATGGCTTCTTAGTTGCTAACCGCCTTCTGAATTGAGTAGAAGGTTGTTATGTCTATTGACGTAAAAAAACTTTCACTCAGTCGGGTACTTAACAAAGCAAGAGAAATCTTCACTCCAATTGCTCAGAGAAACATTCCGTTGGTTCAGTCGATGAATATGGCTTCAATAGCTGTAAACACGCCACTTAATGTTAACCTAGAGCCCTTTAGGGGAGCGTACAACAGTGTAAATCGGGCACTCAAACAGCCAGTTGGTCAGTTCGGTCAATCTATAGTTAATACGTCAAATAAGCTGGTTAATTCTCCACTAGGAATACCGGGTAGGGCCGTAATGGGTTATGGCGACTCTCTTAGAGAGAATATTAATCGTGCTGGTCAAGCATACGAACAAAACACTCAACTACTAAACGAGGGTGCACCACTAAAAGCGAGAATTAAACCCCTAGCTATGGGTGGCTGGAATACCGCAAAAGCATTGGCTCAAGTCACTCCTATTGGAGCGTTAAAACCCACAGTGGGTATGGCATTACCTGGAGCATTTAATGCTGGAGTTGCAAAGTTGCAAGGTCAAGATCCTGCTAGGGCATTTGGTAGAGGTGTTGCTGAGTATCAAGGTTGGCGACCGATACTTAATGTCACTGATCCTGTTATCTCGAAAGTAGCTAGTAAAGTATCCGCTGGCGGTAGAGGACTAAGTAGACTTGGAAAACTCTCGCCACAACAACTAGTTACTTCTCAAGTAGCCACTAGAGGAGCTACGGGAATAGGTAATGTTATTGAGGATGAGATATTAGCTCGCTTAGATCAGAGGAAAATCACAAACAAAGACAGAGCTATTTCGTTTAGTATGGGTGCGGCGATGGGTGGTAACGAAGAACTACTTAAACAAGCAGACTTTACTGATATTGCTAAAAAGTTAAAAGTGCCAGTTAAACAGGTGCAAGAAGTCTACGAAGGTAGTCTAGCTAGAAAAATCACTGTTACTGATAAAAACGGAAAAACCTCGGTTGGAATAACTGATAAGAGGGGTTCGGGAGAGTGGATAAAATGGGCTACCGATAACGGATACGATTACAAGATTGAACTAACAGGAGGAAGTCTTGGTAGTGTAGGTGGAGGACAAAAACCACCTGATCCCACAGAAGCACTAAAGGTAGAAGACTACGTTCTTCCAAAAGATATTCCAGTTTACCAAGAAGCTAAAGCCATAGGTGCGAAGCGGATTGCTCCAGACAGAATACCTCAACAACAATTAACTCCCGATGCTGGAATAAAGGCATTGGTAGATAAACAAAAACAGAGACTACAAAACAATGCCAATAGTTGGGCAACTGCTACTAAAAAGATTGATGATCTAATCAAGAAATATGGAGAGAAACTACCACAAAGAACGGAAAAGAACATTCAGACATATCCTGGACTTATGGATGACTATAGAACATATCAGGAATATAAAAAATACGCATGGCAACCAAAGAATCTAACAGACGTTAAGACTCAATTTGAAAGAAGGGCTAATGTTACGAATGCTCAATGGACTCCAGAGGCAGAGGCAAAGGCACTTGAATCAGCTAAAAAAGATTATATTGAGTTAATCAAGAGCGACATTAGTAAGGGATACAAATATCCAGACTCAGTTCTTGATTTTGATAGATCGTTTAGGATTGCTGAAAATAATCGTGCAAGATACGAAAAAGGATTAAGAACATCGTTTAGCTCAGACGATCAAAGGATAGTTATTGAAGATATAGACAAAATTGGTGGTGGCATGAAACGCCAGGATGGAAAGCCAATAACAGATAGCCAAAAAGAAACAATAAAAAAGGGTGTTGTAGATTTTGCAAATACTATGGGGATAGATATAGCAAGATTAGCAAAAGATGACAGATGGGTATATGTACACTTAAATGGTAAGAATCCGTTTTTAACCGCTATGGCTGGTGGTTTATACAGAAAAGGGGCTAACAACGTCAGTATTTCAGTCAGTGGATCAGAGACTTTCAAAAAAGTAGTTGATGGCAAAGAAGTTTTTGACAGAGTACATACTACAATGGCTCACGAATTAGGACACGCTCTTGATGGCAAGGCAGATAAAAGATTATTTGATAGCCAAACAATATGGTCACTAAGAAACAATTTTAATCCCATTGAGTGGATGCCTAGAGGCGATAAATACTGGAAAAGTCAATCAGAAATTACTGCAAGAATGATCGAACAGTACAACGCTGTTAAAAAGGGTAACACAAATCTATTTGATAGAGAGGGATATTGGAAAAAAGATGTTTACGAACAGATTATTGAGCCAGCAGTTGAGAGGGCAATCAACACGCACTTTGCAAAATATAAGTTACAGACTCCACTAGAACTCCCTAAATCCCAACTCACCGACCTCTACAACCAATCCCAACTCCCAAAGACAGATATAGCACAAGCGTTGGAAACCGAGAGTAGTATTCGTGACAATGTAAACAAAATACAACAGGACTTTTTAGATGGAAAAATAACTATGGATCAGCGGAAGATGCTGGCGGAAAAAGAGTTTGCAAGAAGTATATCCCAACTCCCAAAGAGTGGGGTACAAAAACCTACCATCGGTGATATTCAAGTCGATTCTCAACAGTTTAGCGGAGAAAAACTACTAGCTGATTTTGATGAAGCTATTAACTCTAAAAACTATACAAAAGCCAAACAAATAGGTGATGAGATTATGGCTAATGATAGCTATGAAACTTTTAGATCAAGTATAAAAATGGTCTTAGATAAACTACCAACTAGAGTAAAGATTAAGACCAAACAAGTAAAAACACCCCAATTAAATACGCTAGTGGAAACAGGACTACAAACAAAATCGGATTCTTTATCTTCTCCTTTAGTACAGACCAAACCATTACTTGAACTACAAACAAGCCAAAAAGTACGTATAAAACAGCCACAGATTGACCAAACATTAGATTCAATTATAGCAGATGGTAGAAAGAGTATAGGAGAGTCACAAAAAGACACGAAACCACTAAAACAGGTTCTATCAAATCTATATACACAGTGGGTTGATAGATACCACCCTATTGTTAAAGCATCTACTCAAGCGAAAAATAAACTTAAAACACAAAGTGCGGTTTTAAGACCTGAGTATGATCCAGAATATCTAGTTAGGAGATTAACCGGAGCGGGCGGTATTGCTGATTATAGATTCCAAACTGAGTTAAAACCAGTAATTCAGCAGATTGACAATGCTGGTATTTCTAAAATTGATATTGACACTTACCTTGCTCATAACCGCATGGCTGGCTTCGGAGATGTCGGTAGGGAGATAGTCGGCTCTAATCCAGCTAAATCAAAACAAATAGTCTCTGCACTAGAAACAAAATACCCACAAATTAAAGATATCGCTTCAAAACTATATGGTTATCAAGACAAAGGATTAAGGGAATTGGTTGATGCTGGTTTTATTTCAGAGGATTCACTCAAAGTTATGCGTTCACAAAATCCAAACTATGCCCCACTTTATAGGGTAATGGATGAAATGAATGATTATCTTGGTTTACCAACTAGAAAAACCATGCAGGGAACAAATCCCGTATTAAAAATTAAGGGTTCAAATAGACAAATAGATTCACCCTTAGAATCAATTATTGGAAACACCTTTAAGCAAAGGGCGGCGATAGAGAAAAACAGAATAGCTCAATCCATTATAGGTTTACAACAATTTGATGATCTTGGATTTAAGAAGGTAGCCAAATCAGGAAACGATACGATAACAGTCTGGAGTAATGGAAAGAAAGAATATTGGCAAGTAGGGAGCGATATAGCAGACACCGCTAAAGGAGTAAACGAGGAGAGCATGAATACCCTGCTAAAAATATTTCAAGCTCCAGCAAGACTTCTAAGGCAAGGTGCAACAGGTCGAAATCCAGAGTTTATGATACCAAATATTGTAAGAGATCAGCTAGATGCTGGTATTACGTCTAGGTATGGTTATATCCCGTTTGTTGATTATGTCTCTGGACTAAAATCAATGATTAGTAATGATGACGTATATCAAAGATGGCAAAGATCGGGAGCTAAGATTGATTTAGGAGAATTAAGCGGTCGCAAGTCAATCAATCAAATGTTTGATGAAAAAACAACTAAAAGAGGTTTATTTAAGTGGATGACGGATAGTTTAGACGTGTTGGGTAAATACTCAGAACAACCTACTAGAGTTGGGTTATTCAAGAAAGCATATCAAAAAACTGGTAACGAATTACTGGCAGCTATGGAGTCAAGGGATGCAACGGTAGACTTTGCTCGTATGGGTTCAAAGATGAAAGTAGCCAACTCTATTATTCCATTTCTTAACGTAGGCGTGCAGGGTTTCGATAAGTTGATAAGATCGATTAAAAACAACCCAGCTAAGGTTGCGATAAATATGGGTATTTATGCGGCAGTACCAGCTATTACTACAACTCTTTACAACATTATGAACTATCCAGAGGAATACGCTGAAATCCCTCAATACGAAAAAGACGCTAATTTTGTGATAGTTACTGGTAGAACCCGAGATGGTAATGTAGATTATGTTACTATTCCAAAGGGTAACGTGCTTCCAGTGGTGGCTAATCCAATCCAGTCATTTTTAGAGTTTACTTCTAACACCAACACACAAACCTTTGGAGAGTTAGCTACAAGTCTCCTATCAACCACCCTACCAGTAATCGGAGATGGACAATCACCCAAAGAGGTAGCGGTGAAAACTATTGGAAGCAACCTACCACAGGCGGTTAAACCAATAACTGAAAATCTATTAAATAAATCATTCTATAAATACGACACTAAGAAGGAGGATACGAAAGAAATTGTACCCTACTACTTAAAAGACAAACCAGCCTATCAACAATCGTATGAATGGACTCCACAAATGTATCAGAAAATTGGTGCGATGTTTAACGTGTCACCCCTGCAAGTTCAAAACTTAATGGAAGGTTACTTAGCAGGATACGCAAAAATCCCAGCTAATATAATCGAAAACTTAAATGATGTTTCTAAGGGTGAGAGTATTCCAGAAAATGAAAAAATGATCTTGAGGAGGTTTATCAAGAATACATACCCAAGTTCCTCAAGTAAACCAAAATACGAACAGCCTGTGCCATCTATGATGGACAGATTAACTGGAAAAGCAAGTGCTTCTGATGGTTCTCAGCAAGAAACTAATGTAGACATCATCAAACAAAAACTAGAAGTCAGACCAGAACTTGCTACTCCTCAAGAGATAGCTATTTACTACGAATCAAGAGTCACTCAGCCTAAATCTATCTCAGCGTATGAAAGTGCAGTTTACGAGAATGATATCTGGAAGCAGGTATCTAACATCAATTCTAGGGAATCTCTAACTCAAACACAAAAAGACGAAGCCTCTATGGCTTTACTCTCTAATATAGGTGTAACTCCCGAAGATTATAAATACCACGTAGTAGCCAAACAAGACAACGATATTAAGAGTCTCTATGCTGAGGAAGAAATAACTAAACTGATCGCTTCTGGAGTCTCAAGAGAAGAAATAGATCAATGGTTGGTTGATAACAGAAAAGAAGTAGATGGCAAACAAGTTCTAACGTCAGGTGTGATAGATTACTTGGTAGATCAGAATATTCTTTCATATTCTCAAGGCAAGGACTTAAAATCTATTAAAGTATCTGGATCTGGAGCAAAGAAATCCGTTACTAAAAAATCCAGTAAAGTTAAGAAGCCAAAAAAGATTAGTTTTAAGGCTATTAAACCGCCAAAAGTGAAGATAGTTAAGTCTACTGCGTCAAGTTACTTCAAAGCACCAAAGATTAAGAGAGTGAGAATTAAAAAGGCTAAAAAGCTTAAGTTTAGATAACTTGCTAACCGCTTCTTGGTTTTTGTACAAGAGCGGTATTATGGCAAGCAATTACTATTACCCCACCTCTAAAAATGGTATTCAAAAAACTTTAGCAGCTCAGCTATTAAACACTGCTTCAACTGGAGATGCAATTACCTTCTCTGATGTTGATGGAGTTGAAAATAAACCAGGAGTCCTAGTTATCAATCGTGTTGATGCTAATGGAGCAGATACACCAAGTGCTAGAGAGTTTATCTCATATTCTGGTACTTCTGGTAACACTGTTTTAATTGAAACAAGAAACGTAGACGGATCTGGGGCAACTAGAACCCATGTAGTTAATTCTATTGTCGAGTTTGTTGCTGATGGTGTTTGGGGACAAAGAGTTATAGATCAAGCATTAGTTTCCCACGAAGTAACGGGATTACACAAATCAGGTATCGCTCTTCCATCTCCAGTAATTACCACACCTCAAATCAACGACACTTCAGCAGATCATCAGTACGTTTTAGGAGTCTCAGAACTTACAGCAGATAGAACTATTACTTTACCTTTATTAACAGGTAATGATGATTTTGTATTTGAGGATCACACACAGACACTAACGAATAAGACTTTAACCTCTCCAGTGATAAATGGGATGAGTGGATGGGATGGATGGGTAACTTCTACAGACACATGGACTTACGCTAGTGCTTCTACGTTTACGATTGCAGGAGTAGATAGAACAGCAGTTTACACTAAAGGTACTAGACTCAAGTTTACACAGACCACAGTCAAGTATGCAGTAGTAGTTTCATCGTCATTTTCTACCAATACTACAGTTACGATTGCAGTAAATACAGATTACACGATTGCTAACGCCGCTATTACGTTACCGTATTACAGTTACCAAGCTGGACCAGCGGGATATCCAGGGTGGTTTGCTTGGACACCGAGCACGTGGAATAATCTTACAGTCGGAAGTGCCACAACTTCTGGAGCATATAGTTTGATTGGTAATACTGTGATGTTTAGAGTTAGACTTGTATTTGCGGCTAATACATCTATTTCAGGTGATGTAACTTTTACTTTTCCAACTTCAACAGTCGCATATGGTGGAACAGCCGCAGTTGTTCCGATTGGGTGGTGTGGCTTATTGGATGCTTCTGGTTCTCCATATACATATCAGGCGAGTGTTGTTTGGGCAAGCACAACTACCGCAAAAATATATGCGGTCTTAGCAAATAGTACATATACCACTGTGGCTGCCTTAAGCTCTACAGTTCCTTTTACCTGGACAACATCAGACGAGATACAGTTAGTTGGAACATACCAATTAGCATGATAAAAAAAAAGCTACCTACCAGATACACACTCACTACTCCTCGATGTAGTGGAAGTAGGAATTATGAAACGAAGTCTTGATAGAAAGATTAAAA